CGCCTACTTCAACTTGGAATAGAAAAAACAGTTTTGAATCATCACCAATATTAAAAATAGCAGCAGAAGAAGAACTAAGAATATCACAAAGACCGATTAAAATATTCGATGGTTCAACTTATGGACAATTGCCTTATTTATCTGTAATAGAAATAAACGGAATAAATGGTGTATTTATGCCTATTGAATATAGTTATGATACTATGCAAAATGTATGTAATCAAAAACTATTAGAATTGTTTTGTCCTGAGATATCAGACTTAGAATATAAGTTAACCTATGATTATGGTGAAACTGTAAAGCCTACAATAGTAGGGTAAAATTAATTTACTATATTTACACTATGAATTATTATTTAGGAGAAGATAGGATTTTATACATAAAAGTGAATGGAAATTGGCTTCCAATTGGATGTCTTACAGACAATTCTATGGATGAAAGTGCGGAGATGATGGATACGACTACTCGAGATAACGGCGGTTGGGCAACTTCAAGACCAATAATGCAATCTTATAATTTATCTTTCTCAGGATTGCAGGTAAATTCAACTGTTGCAGGTGGCAATTTTAACGTAGCTAGTTACGATAAATTACAGCAACTAAAGCGTGATAAAATACTTTTAGATTGGAAAGTACAAGGTACTGTTTATCCTATCGTTAATTATGGGAAATGCTATATTACAGCATTGTCAGATAGCAATGCTGTAGCTGAATTTATTAGTTTCTCAGGGTCAATGACTGGATTTGGCAAACCTTTAACAGCTTCTTTAGGTACTACAGTATTAAATAACGGTGATCCAAACGTAATTGTAAACGATGGTAATCCAAACGTATTAATAAGAACAAACGAAATATAATTATGGCAATTGATCCAAGTATAGTTACAACAATACGAACAGGAGAGCTACCAACGTCACCGTTTAGCTTAACAGATAAAATAGCTCATGAAGTTGGAACAGATTTAAAGCAAAGCACTATATCTGATTTGATTAATTTTATAGCTCCATTAATAGGGGCTATGCAATATGAAATAAAAACATTTCATGTAACGCAATCATTTATTGACGCTAATTTCATTATTACGCCTGGTTCTACTAAAGGATTAGGTATTAATTTAATGGATGGTTTTGCAATTTGTAATGGTAATAACGGAACTATTAATAAAGATGGTCGTGTAGGTATTGCTTACGGAGAAACATATAACGTAATAGGACAAGTCGGAGGTAGTAAAGATGCTGTAGTAGTAGCGCACGATCATGCGCAAATATTACCTTATGATGCGGGTGGTTCTTTAGATATGCAATCTCTTATAGAAAATGCGGGGAGCGATGAAAGGTGGCTTACTGCATCACAAAGAACAGGGTCAACAGGTGTATCAGGAACAGATAAAAATATGCAACCTTATTTAGTAGAACTTCACGTAATGAAATTATAATTATGGCAATCGATCCAAATAGTATAAATACAATTAGAGTAGGGCAATTAGCCGATGCTCCATTTTCTTTAACAGACCAAATCCCTCATGAGGTAGGTTCGGATTTAAAAAGAGGTTCAGTGCAAAGTTTAGCTGATTTCATAGCTATTCAAATAGGGGCTAGTGCTGGCATTTCTTTTGTAGCTGTAACTGTTCCTGATGGGGGAACTTTGCCAGATACAACCAAAGAAGAATGGTTATTAGTTGGTAAAGGAACATTCTACAATGTTAACGGTGGTGCAACAATCGTAACTACAGAAGAATTAAACGCATTAGTTTCAAATGGTACGTTTTGGAGTATAGGTGTAGAAATACCAATAGCAGTTGATTTAATAGGTATTTCTCAAACTATATTATCAGGAAATACACAAACTGCACCAAGTGAAAACGCTGTATTTAATGCGTTGGCAGAAAAAGCAAATGTAGATGATATACCAAATCCTTCAATATTCGAAGTTATAGCTAATAAACAGGATGATATGAGTGTTGATGATAGTGGGATTAAATACCCTACTGTTGACGCTGTAAACGACTTAACTAATACTATTGCACGTGCTACAATGGCAGTGGGGTTTATTGATACAACTGATAGCTTTGTTTTGTCTGTTGTAAATTCAACTACTTTAGGAATAGGAGCTTCTCAATTCGGTATAGTATTTCCTGAGCATTTTAAAACTACACCATACGCTCCCGAAACAGGGATAAAGTTTTTGACAGCTAGAAATATACCTTTACCTATTTTTGCAGGAACAGGTACAGCAGTAAAGTATGTAGGATGGAGAGAATCGGATGATACTATTTTGTTTAGTAACGATCCTTACATTCAAAATATAGACATTTGTCAATTAGGGTTAGTGTTTATTAAATGGTCTGCCGGCGTTACATCGTTTTTAGACGCTACAAGAGACGTTTTAACAGTCCCTGACATATCGGCTTATTCAAATCTTGAAACTGTTGGAATCGGTATTAAAAGCGATGTTATTGTTGGTCATACAGGGTCAGGAATGACTATAAAAAACACCGCAGGAAGCGTTAAAGGAATTTCTGTAAATTGGCATGGTGCAAATAATGATTTTAGAAATGTTACATCTGCTAATCCTTCTAATTTTCAAAGGTTAAGTCCGGGAAATAATTTAACATCTACACCTCCTGCAATAGTGAATACTGTTGTTGTAAATGACTATTGGAATGGTACTGCCTTAGTAGCTGTACCATCTGCAAACAACGCTACAGTACAAGCTATATTACTGACTATAAGAGGTACTATAGTTATACAAGTAGCTGAACAATTCTTTGCTGATTTTCAATCCGCTAAAGATAACGCTGCAACTGTTGTCTTTTCAAATGTACTGCCAATCGGAACTTATGTTGAGATAGGTAGATTGGTTAGTAAAAAAAGCACAACTAATTTAGCTAATAATACTGATGCGGTATTTATAACAGTTAGTGGTGGAAGCGGAGGTGGTGGTGGAGGTTCTTCTGTCGACATTTTAACGCAAACAGTTACTGATGGAGATATAGATCATGCTCCAAGTGGTGACGCTGTATTTGAAGCTATAAAAACAGTAAAAGATTCTATAGGTGCTTTAATTAAAGAACAATTTGTTTGGACTAGTGGTACGCAAACTTTTACTTTACTTAATAATTATTATGCTATAGATTCTGTAGTGGTTCAAGGAGTAGAATTAAAAAGTACTCAATACACATTAGTTTCTCCTAATAAGGTAACTATTAATGATGCATTAAATGCAAATGACTACATCATAATACACTATAGTACAGCTTCTGTTGGGGTAATTTTTCCCGATATAAAACAAATATCTACAGATGTGGTTAATAATGCTAATGATATAAAATCATTAAAAGCCTCATCTTTTACCGAGTTAGAAACTATAACATTACCAGCGATTAATAATGTTGGATATTTAAATTCAATTGGAGTTTATACACCTGTACCAGGAAACATATATAGAACTTCTGACTTCATACCCATTGATAGTTCAAAAGAATTAAGATTAAAATATGCTACATCTGATAATGTAACTCCTATCTGTTATTATTCTAGCAATACTGAGGTGTCATTTATATCTAGTCAGGGTAAATCTGTAGGTAATGATATAAACGATGTAGTAAATCTAGATTATCCAACAAATGCTGCGTTTTATAGATTATCGAAAACAACATCAAGGAGATTTGATATGTATTCTATATCATATATTGCAAATGAAGCGTCAAAATTATCTACAATCGGTGCGGACAATAGTAATAAAGAGATTTTATTTAAACAGATAGATTTAACTAAGAATACAACAGCAGGATATATAAGTTTAATTACTGGTGCAATGAATTTAAATGCCCAATGGTTATCAAGTGATTTTATACTTTATAATCCTAAAGATAATTATGTTGTTACAAGTTCAGTAAATAATGTAAATATACCATACGCATACTTTTATACTGATACATTTGTTTATTTAGGCTCTCAAGGAACTACTAATTTATTGAATGGAAGAACAGTATTAGATGGCCCGTCATTCCCAACAGCCAAATATACTAGATATAGCTGGAGTCCTAATGCAAGTGGTTATACTTTTTTATATAAATTTAGTTATGGATATGAAAAAGATAAAGTATATGAGGATGCATTAATTATACCTATATATGGACAAAGTAATGCAGCAGGATATTCTGCTAATCCGTCATTAACTGATTTTTGTAAATACGACAAAAACTTATTTAACTTAAATACATTCCCATTAATAGAGAATTTTACAATTGAAGAAGGTTCTACAACAATGCCTTATACAGAGAGCAGTTTAAGCGGGACAGGAGAAAAAATCTTTTCTGATATACTGCAAATGTATAATGACACTAGAACGTCTGTATATCCAATTAAAATAGCTCAAGGAGGTGCTTCTATTACTAGTTTTATTAAAGGATCAGCTAATTATACAAAATTACTTAGTTATGTTAAAAGATTGTCAGATATATATCTTGTTTTAAATAGAACAGTAAGAGTCCCAGCATTTTGTTATATTCAAGGAGAAGCAGAACTTGAAAACAGTGTAGATTATAAAGGGTTATTAACACAGATTCAAATTGATCTTAATACAGACATCAAAGCTATTACAGGACAAACACAAGATGTTTATTGTTGTTTATATAATTTGAGTTATGTAAATTCAATAGTGCCAGCCACTAAAAATTTATTTAGCTTTAATCAGTTAAGAGTTGCTAAAGCTCAGTATGAGTTAATTAGAGATAATCCAAAGTTTATAACATCTTCACCTACATATGGTTTAACTTATAATTTAAGTGACGCAATACATTTATCAAATGTCGGGCAAAGACAGATGGGTGTTTATCAAGGGGATTCTATTAGTAAATTATTAAAAGGAATTATAAAGAAAGGAAATTATGTGGTTTCTACTTCTGTAAGTGGGAATGTAATTACTTTAAATATAAACACACCTAAACTACCTTTGGTCATTGATACTACTTATATACCTGCAAGAACTAATTATGGCTTTTCTGTTATAAGTACATCTGATATTGATTTAATATCTTCTGTTGCTGTAAATACAGCAGTAGGAACTATAACAATAAATTGTTCGTCAAGTCCTGTAGGGTCTAAATTGAGGTATGGGAATGGGGGAACTGTAAATGTATATGGAGGAAACATAAGAGATTCAGAAGGAATGTATTTAAGTCAAGTAATTTTAGGAAAAGTATATGAGTTTCACAATTGGCTACAAATTTTTGAAATACAATTATAAATATGAATAGTACAGAAAAAATAAAAAAAGGACAGATAGAGGATTATATTTCTGTAACTACACAAGCAGCTTTAGACTTAAAAGCTCCTAAAGTATCTCCTATATTCACAGGTAATGCGGTTGAAGCTACAGGATTTAAAGTTGCTGGAACTGTAGGTTTATTAAAATCAGATGGTAGTGTAGACACTAGTACACATGTTACAGGTAGCGGGGCGAGTGGTCAAATTTCTTTTTGGAATGGTGCAAATTCACAAGCTGGGGATGGCGGGTTAATTTGGGATAATGCGAATAAGAATTTAAAAATTTCTGGCGATACCTACACATCTAGTATAATATTACCCGCAACGACTGGAACTTATTATTTAAAAAGTGTAGGAGCTGGTGGTGCTATAGCTTTTGGTGTAGATTCAGCTTCATCTGACAGAGATTTGATATTTGGAAAAACAGATACTTTTTCAACGTTTATTGAAACTGCTAGGATTGTTAGCCTTACGAATAATATGCTTATAGGCAAAACAGTTGACAGCGGTCAAAAACTACAAGTAAACGGTGATATTTCAGCAACTTCATATAAAGGTAGTGCAGATCTTACAGGAACACCAACAGCACCAACAGCAGCCGCAGGAACAGATACAGATCAGATCGCAACTACTAAGTTTGTGTTGGCTAATGGTGCGACTAGCGGAACGTATACACCTACTATCGCAAACACATTAAATGTCACCGCCTCATCTCTTAGCATAGCGACATATATAAGGGCGGGTAATATTGTAACGTGTACATTAGGTTTTTCAGTACAGCCAACAGCATCTGGGTCTTTCTCAAGATTGACTGTATCATTACCTGTAACAATAACGACAGTACACTCCTCGTATGTAGGCTCTGGCAGCTTAACCACTGTTTCTTTACAAGAGATAATTCCATGTACAGTTCTTGAGGCGGGCGACAATACAAACGCAGTTGAAATTACATTCAAGCCAGCAACTTCACAAGCTTATACAGGGTCTGTGTCTTTTCAATATTCAATAATTTAAACAACAAACAAAAATGAAAATAAAAACCGTATCAGTTGGGTATCCAGCCAAAGAAGCAACTGATTTATCAGTTGACATAATTACGTTCAATACAGAAGCTAAAAACTGTATTTTGTATTATCAATTGAAAAACGTAGTCGAAGAAATAGAAACTGTTTTAGCCGATGGAAATTTGACTTTGACAGAAGCGGAATATGACGATTGGGGTAAAGATAATGCCTACATTGAATTATTAGCATTGACAAAACTACAACTTGAAAGATTAGTATAATTTGGTTATATTTGACATTCAAACTTAAATAGAAAAACTATGACACAAGAAGAAGCATTAAAAGTATTAATTGATTTGGCAGGATTAGCTCAAAGCAAAGGTATTCTAACATTACAAGATGCTGTAATAGTAGCGCAGGCAGTAGAATGTTTTTCGGTAAAGCAAGAAGAAGTCAATAATATTGAAGTAGTAGAATAATAAAAAACCCCGAACTTAATCGGGGTTTTTCTTTTAAAGCAATGAAGCTGGATTGATTCCAAGTTCATCAAAATAATCTTGTAACATCTCGCTAGCTTTAGCAAGTAGTGTTAAATGCTCGTCGCTATTGTCTCTCTCAATGCTTTTCAGAGCATCATTCACTTTCTTGTCTATCATCTTTACCGCATCCAACTCTGTCAAATCAAATGGGTGTTTTTGAAAAAATACTTTCATCTTATTTACGTCTGTCGTAGCGATCAGGCGAATAACCTTGCGTATATCGTTATTATTTTGTATATTTACATATCGAAAGTTACGGTTCGATATAAAAGAAATTAATTTAAAGATACGTTAGTAGAGCCGTAACCTCGAACGCGTATCTTTTTTTTGTTATGATAGGAATTTATAAAATTACTAATCCAAAGGGTAAAATTTACATAGGGCAAAGCAGAAATATTAAATACAGATTTAAACAATATAAAAGATTGTCCTGTAAAGCACAGCCAAAACTTTTTAATTCATTCAATAAATATGGTGTTAAAAATCACATTTTCGAAGTTTTAGAACAATGCGAAATACATGAATTAAACAACAAAGAACGTTATTATCAAATGTTATTCGATGTAATAAACCCTTTAAAAGGTTTGAATTTAGTTTTAGTTGCTAACGATGTTTTGCCAATAGTATATTCAGATGAATTAAGAAATAAGATTTCAGAATATATGAAAGGAAATAAAAATGGTTTAGGTAGTTCACATACATTGCAAGAGAAAATAAACATATCAAACCGCATGATTGGAAACAAGCACGGATTAGGCAAAACGCATACACCACATGAAAAAATAAATATATCTAATAGAATGAAAGGAAACACTAACGGTATTAAAATAATACTAAACACATCTAACGGCGTATTTTATTACGGAGCAAAAGAAGCTTCTGAAAGTGTTAATATGAACTATAATACATTGCGTGATAAATTAACAGGACGTATAAAATTAAATAACACTCCATTTATTTACGTATAAATGTTTAAATTTGGTGTGTAAACTTAAACACATATTTCATGAAACAATCTAATTATCTTAGCCTTAACGGTAGAGACTTGCTACACACATTCATCCTTGTAATTATTTCATCTGTTTTGTATTTCTTACAAGAAACTTTTATTCCTGCATTGAATATTTCGCCTGAACTTAAAGCAGTTTTAGTTTATGGTATTGCTTATCTAAGTAAAAAATTCTTTGAAAAGCCAGCTTTACCTTCTACGTTTGCAGATGGAAACGGAGCAGGGACACCAGAAACAGGACTATAATTATGTATAAGATAGAAGAAACTCCATTCTTTTTATGGCTTTTGTTTATGCTCGTATATTTTACAGTTGGGGATTCTTTTGATAAGGTTTGGTCTGGGCTGTTCTTCTGCATAAATTATATCCTTATAATATGGGCTTTTACCGTTAAAAAAACGAAAAGAATTAAAACAATAGGAGTTTCTTTATCTTTTGCCTTACTTATATTTTCAATTATAAAGTTTTTTTTGTACCCTCAAATAGAAAGATTTTGTATTTTTATACTCTTTATTATTGCAATATTATCAAATCTACACCTACAAAAAAGAAAATAAATGAATCAGGTTAAAGAATGGTTCTTTAGTGGTAGCACTTGGGGTGTTACTCTATTAGGGATAACCACAAATTGGGATACAATTAAAAGCAATTTATTATTTATATCTGGCTTCATATTATTGATTTTGCAAATAGCATATCAGATCAAGAAATTAAAAATGATTAGGGATGATAAGTAAAAAAGGAATTGAACTACTAACAGAATTAGAAGGATTAAGATTAAAAGCGTATCAATGTAGTGCAGGAGTTTGGACTATTGGCATTGGATCAACTTACTACGAAAACGGAACTAAAGTAAAACAAGGCGATGTTATTACAAAAGAACGTGCTTTTGAATTATTCAGATTAACTGCTCCTAAATATGAAAAAGATATTCCACCAGGATTAACACAAAACCAGCACGATGCTTTATTTTGTTTTTGTTACAACGTCGGAAATACAGCTTTTAAGAACTCAACTTTATTAAAGGTAGTGAAAAGTATACCAAACGATAAAGAAGCTATTACAAACGCTTTTTTGCTGTGGAAAGGCAAAGACAATAGACTTTTATCAAGACAGCAAAAACAAATTAAAAGATATTTTTTATGAAAAAACCATTTTTCGACACGGTAGTAGGTAAAATAACAGTCACTATAGGTAAAATATTTCTAGGTTCTTTATTAAAAAAACAGAAGTTTGTAAAAAACGAACAGGATAAAAGAAATGTTGATGATATTTTAAATAATATTTAGTAAATTTACACCACTCATAAGCATTTCTATTTTTTATAATTGGTTATTTAATCAAGGGCAAACGTTAAAATTTGCTCTTTTTTAATTATTTGTTTGGATAAATAAAAGTTTTATTATATATTTGTACTCAGGTAACAATTTAAATATAAAAAATTATGAAATTAGATCAATTTATTAAAGAAACTTTTGAAGAAAAATACGGGTATTGTCACAGACCTAGAATATACTGTATTGATGGCTTTAATTTTAGCGTGCAAGGTTCTTCTGGACACTATTGCACTCCTAGAGAAACTATTAATTTTTATTACGAAATGGAAATTGGTTATCCAAGCGAAAAAGAAGAATCAATACTTGAATATGCTGAACAGCCAGAACAACCAACTGAAACAGTTTATGGATATGTACCTTGTTATATTATTCAAGAAATAATAGATAATCATGGAGGTATTGACATTGAAAAAACATTTACCAAAAAACACTAATTATATGACACTAGAACAAAAAAGAAAAACACTAGAAAAGACGTTTAAAAAAGTAACGCACAGGATGAAAGTTTATCCAATGGTATCAAAGAATACGGGCGTAGGGTATGCAACCATTAATCAAAAGTGGTTAACAAAAAAAGGCGTAGGGATGAAAGACGAAGAAATTGAAAATCACTACGATAAA